GCAAGATGATGGAGTCTGGCCGTGACCTATGGCGTAACTTCTCTGCTGCTAGTTGGGCAATCCGCAAGCACCTTGATTACGTTGCCTCGTTCAACTTCCATCCTAAGACGGGTGATGCAAGATTAGATGCAGACCTTGAAACATTGATGGAGATGTGGAGTCGCAGGGGTAACTGCGAGATCATGGGCAAGCATTCGTTTCGGCAGTTTGTAAGGCTACTGGAGACTCGTCGAATCATTGACGGTGATGTATTCGTCATCAAGCTTCAAGATGGACGAGTTCAAGGTCTTGAGTCAGATCGCATTCGCAATCCTTGGGCGCCTATCCTAGATATGGGAAATGGCTTTAAGAAGGTTCACGGGATTACTATCAATTCAATGTCCCAACCTCTTGCCTATTCATTATGGAATAAGACGCCGCAGTACCAATACAACTATGACCGAGAGTTGAGAGCAGAGAACGTCTATCACTTGGGATACTTTGATAGCTTTGACCAGATCCGAGGTGTTAGCCCTCTTGCCGCAGCTATTGCTCCATTCCATGACATCTTGGAAGTAACAGAATATGCTCGTTTGAAGGCGAAAGTATCTCAGTTGTTTGCACTGACGATTAGCCGAGACTCACCTGACTTTGCTGAAGACTACGATGCTCCAGGGTATGACCTGAAGAACTTTGGCAAGGGTCCAATCATGCTGGATCTCGATCCAGGTGATAAGGCTGAGTTCTTGGAATCAAAGACTCCATCGACAGAGTTTCAAGACTTTATGAAAATGAGTCTCGATGTTGCACTCAAGGCACTGGACCTAGACTGGAGCATGTTTGATTCATCTCATACGAATTACTCTGGCAGTCGAATCGCATTACTTCAGTATCGAAAGTCTTGTGTTGCCAAGCAGGAAGGTCTGAAGGATATGCTCTATCACATCACCAACTGGAAGATCCAGCAATGGATCAGCACTGGAGTGCTCAGACTACCAAGAGGATGGCGATTGCCTCGCGTCAAGTATGAATGGATTCCAGATGGTATTCCTTGGTTTGATCCTAGTAAGGAACTTCGAGCAGACATTGATGCAATCAATGCTGGACTGAAGACCCATGCTGAGATCCGACGAGAGCGATACGGTGATGACTGGTATCAGGTTGCCGAGGCACTGGCCAAGGAACAGCAGTACAAAGAAGAGTTGGGTTTGACCAGTTCGGCAGCACCTTCTGTTTCTGCTCCAGTGCCTAGTGCTCCAGTGATGGATGACGAGGAGGATTCTGACGATGCCGGAGAATGATGGCTATAAACCCAATGATGCCATGGCCAATGCTGCAAGGCGTGGACTAGAGCTACGCAAAGAGAATGGTGGCAAAGGTGGTACGGCAGTAGGGGTCGCTAGAGCGAGAGATATCGCAAATAAGAAGAATCTAAGCCTGTCCACCGTCAAACGCATGAACTCGTTTTTCTCGCGTCACAAGGGCAATGAGAAGGCTTCACCGGGAAAAGACAGGAACAAAGACAAGGGATACATTGCCTTTCTTCTTTGGGGTGGTGCTCCAGGGAGAACATGGGCTAAACGAATCGTAGAACGCGCTGATAAATCGGAGAACGATATGACCAATAAAATAGAGAAGGTATTTTGCCTGGAGTCGATTGATATCTCGGTCGGGGAAATTGATCGTGAAAAGGGCGTCATTTACGGTGCCAAGGTCATCGAAGAAGGACCGTTGAATGATAACCGGCCATACGAGGTGGACGAGGTAACTCTTGAACAGGTTGTGGACTACGGTAACAAACCAAACAAGGGTATCAAAGTTCGTCTCACTCACCCTGATGGCGATTCGATGGGCCTGCACTTAGGGCGAGCAAAAGACTTTCGTTTGGATGGTTCAACGGTAAGGACTGACATTCACTTTGCTAATGCGGCAGCGATCTCACCGAAAGGTGATATTGCCAACTATGTCATGACGCTTGCTGAAGAGGATTCGGAAAGTCTGGGGATGAGTGTTGCCACCATCCTTGATAGATCCGCGATGATTGAACTGTCAGATGATGACGGTATCGCACCACTACGTTTCTCGCATCTTTATGCGGTTGATGTAGTTTCGGAACCTGCCGCGACTCGTGGCGGCTTATTCTCTAAATCAGATGAGGAGTCTGAGATGAGTGAAGAGCAAACCGCTGTTGAGGCGGTAGAGGAAGTGGTCGAATTGGCACAAGAGCAGATCGAAGACCAAGTGGTAGTCGAGACTCTTGAGAAGTCAGTTGACCATGCCGAATATGTTGAGGTCTTTGGCAATCAAGGCGCTATGTGGTTCCTTGAAGGTAAGAGTCTCAATGAATGTTATCGTGAAGCATTGTCTGCTGCGAATGACAAGATTGCAGAACTGGAGAGCCAAGTTGAATCTCTCACTCTTGAGCAAGAGGAGCAAGGTGCTCCAGTGAGTGGTGAGCAACAACCTGCTGAACCTTCTGTTGAATTGTCTGAAGAGCAGATGCGTGCTCATGAACAACAACTCCGAGAGCGAGATGACCTGAAGCGAGGTATTCGACCTGACATGGCTCGTGCTGCTTCTGCTCTTGCTTCCCTTAAATAACCAACAATCTCCAAGGAGAAATAAACTATGGCTGATGCCCTTTTGAGAACCAGTGATGTTTTGACGTTCAACAACGTCGATATGGATGCAATGCTTTCCGAGGTATTGGACTCTGCTCCATTCTTGGCTGCACTTCCTGCTCGTACTGCTACGAGTGACTTGTTCAAATACACGAACAAGACTGCTAATCCGCAAATCGGATTTAGAAACCCGAATACCGGCGTCGAGGGGCTACGAGGCACTTACGAGCAAGTGACGATCACCTTGAAGTATCTCGATGCTTCGTTCTGGGTTGATGTTGCTGTTGCCGATACGGATCAACGAGGTGCTGACCATGCTATCTTGGTTGAAGCTGTTGCTCACCTGCGACAAGCCTTCCGAGAAGTGGAAGAGCAGATCCTCCGAGGTACGAACAATAAAGCAGCAGGTTTTGATGGTTTTGAAGACCTGGGCAACCTTGATGCTCTTGCTGATGCAATGGTCATCGGTGCTGGTGGTACGGGTTCTGACGTTTCTAGCGTCTACCTGTTGAATGCTGGCGAGCAAGGCGTTGAAGTTGTTTGGGGTCGCAGCGGTGAGTTCACCGTTGGTCCTCGACAGATTGTGGATCGTCCTGACGGCACTGGAGTACAGTCGTTCAAGGCTTACTCTCACATGATCGGTGGTTACTGCGGACTGAAGCGAGGTCACGACCTCTCGGTTGCCCGTATCGCCAACTTGGAAGATGGTGCAAGCAATGCTTTGAGTGATGATCTCTTGGCACAAGCTATCTCCTTGTTCCCTGTTGACCAGAAGCCGAACATGATCGTCATGGGTCGAGCACAACAGCATCGCCTGCAAACCAGCAGGACTGCCACGAATCCCACCGGATTCCCGGCTCCGTTCCCACAAGAAGCCTTCGGCATTCCAATCGTCGTATCGGAAGCTCTGGCACAAAACGAAACTGCAATTGTCTAGCAGGTGATTTATGAGCGCCTTTGACTCGGCTAGTAGAGCCTTGTTTAAAACTCTTAGTCAAGCCGCAGGCGTCAATGTCTCGTACAAACGCTCGGGGGGAAATACCATTTCCCTTCGGGCTGTACAAGGCCAGACTAGGTTTAATCAGACTTCTGCGATTGATGGTGAGACTTTATATATGGAATCAAATGATTTCATATTCCTTACATCAGACTTGCTTGATGGTAGTAATACGTTTCTGCCCTCCAGGGGAGATTCGATCACCTACAATGGGGTGACATACTCTGTCTTGGCTGACGGTGGTGATGCAATGTACAAGTACACAGATCAAAGCAAGAAGACGATTAGGGTTCACTGTAAAGGTGTTGGTTGATGCAGTACGTTAAGGAACTTCAAAATGAGTTGGTCAATGCCATCAAGGTTGGTAGTTATACCAAGCAACCATCTGAAGTTTACAAGGACTTCATTCCCCAACATGAAGGTGACTCCCAACCTTTTGTCTGTGTAGTAAACCCCGCTTCTGTTGAAGACTCCAAGATGGCACGTTGTAGTTCATGGATGAAGTCCATTGAATTGCGACTGATCGTAAGGGACTACGTTCCTGTGAGAGGCGATCTGGACGTTGCTGATGGTCGGGAG